AAGCCGGAAGTAAAATCTACGCTCGGCTCGCTCTTTTAGTTTTTTACTAAGTCTTCCGCGTCTTTCTCACTCAGACCGCTAAGGCTTGAGGCAATGTCAAACAATCGTTGTAATGCAACTGCTGACTTTTTTCCAAGCTCATCAATATCCGCGTGCGTAAATAGTGGCGTTCCGTCTTTGTCACAGATAGTTAATACCAGCAATTTGGCGCGCATATTAACCATGTTAACTTTAGTAGCTTTACCACGTTGCTCAACGACCGAAGCCTCAAAAGCATCGCGTTCAGCACCTGTTAATCCGCGAACATAAACACTGCCACCCCATTCGGGCACTTCCACTTCTTGCACTTGCAGGTCTTTAATACCGAGAATAGCTTCTTTTGATAAACTCATTTCATCTCCTAAGGCAATGTCACTGCGCCTGTAATTTTCAAAGTTACACTGGCTGTTAATGCGCCGTCTACTGGTGCAGAGGGCTCAAATCCTGTAACATATGCATTGAAAGTCCAACTCGCTGCTGGCGTAGTCGGGAATGTAAGCGTATACGCGCTCTTCGCTCGCTGAGCAAGGTCAAAGAGCAAGCCGCCGGACGCGTTTTTGTGTGTCGCCGCTGCAGGATCATAAGCGATTTCAAGGGTAACCTCGCCGGAGCGCAGGATAGTTGGGACAACCTCCTCCCAGCCATCGCCATCATGCTCAGTCACGTCAACGGTGTCGAGCGAAATGCCCGGGCCACTGATTGAAGTCACCTGAGCAATTTCTACTGTGCCGCATTTTAATGCTGTTCCATAAGCTGAATATTTTGTCATTGTTCCTCCGAATTATGGGGTATAAGTGGCGTTCAAAGTGGGAACGCCTGTAATTTTAACTGTCATCGAAGCCGTCAATGCACCATCAACAGGCGCAGAAGGCTCGAAGGCAGTGATATATGCGTCAAATTGAAACGCAGTGAATGCATCGTCAGGGAATTGAAGCTCATAGTCTTCCAGTGTCTTGTTTTCATATAAATCCAACAAAGCGCTATGAACGGCAGGATCATAAACGAGCTCAAGCGTTAATTCGCCTGTGCGCAAGATTGTGATCGCCACCTCTTCCCATGCGTCAATACTATCATGCGTTGTTACATCAACGGTGTCTGCAGATAGGCTCGGACCGCTGATACTGCTAATTTGTGCGATGGGAGACCCATTGCACAAAAGGGCTGTTCCAAATGCTGAAAACTTTGCCATATTTTTACTCCTCGTGGCTAATCATATAATCAATGGTTAGCCTATAATAATCGTTGTCTGGGTCATCGTCGTGCTGCTCTATTGCAGGCAAAACCGCCCCGACATAAACACCACCTGTCCCACCCATCGTCCCTCGATAGCCTTGCAGCGAAATCCTAAGCTGCTCCAAAACATCTAACGCACTCTGATAGGTTTTCGCCATGACATCGAATTGAATTCTCGGTGTTGAGAGACCATTATGGGTTTGATCGTGCGTAAGCAAGCGCTCAGTACTAATCCTGCGGTATGTTATGAACGGGAATTTAACATTTGCAGGCGCATGCATGGCATATATCCGGCTTGAAACTTTACTCACCAACCCCGTCTGGGCTAATAGATAAGTGACCAACGCTTCTTCTATTTTCATAAGTAACTCGCTAAAACATTGCCCATCGCATCTAATACTTCGCCTTTATGTTCGTCAATAGCAGGGCGCAAATAAGCCCGCTCCGGCAAGACGGATCTACGAGCGAACACATCCTTACCGCCCTCCGATACCCAATGTAACATCTTGGCTCGCTTTGGTCTAATAGTAGCTCCAAATTCATGCGAAGCGGCATATATAACACCCCGACTGCCAACTAACACGCTCTCAGGACTTGGATCATACACTTGAATTGAATTAATGAGCTGCCCGCCTTTATGCAAGCCTTGCCCCTCACAATTAATTTTGGCCTGCGCTACGATCACTTCTCCACCTGCCACCAACGCCTGTTCTGACGCTTTAGATGCAATATCTGCAGATAGCTTAGAAAGTCTATTGGAAATTTCACTGGTATCAATTTCCATTTTGAATTGCATTAGTGTTCGATCTTTCTCGCGCCAAATCGTTTTGCGCTGATGCCATCCTGAACAGGCGTGGTAATTTCATATTCCCAGCTTACCGTTTCACCTCGAAAGGAAGTGATCAAGAAATGATCTTTTTGGTCAATGATAAAGTCGACGGGCACTCGGATCGTCATATCATAGGTAGTAGTGGTCAAAATGTCCTTATTCTCACGGCCCTCATGGGCTTCAATGCCACACGGAGTAGAGACTGCGGCTTTAGTCCAGGTTTCTAAATCATCACCAACCCCATCAATAGTAACAGCCCAAACCATACGATAGCCTTCATCTGCCATATGCCATTCTGCAGATTCACGCATCTTTTCTTTTTCGCTGTCAGTCCAGATCCGTGGGGTCATGTCAAACCAGCCTCATAATCTTCAATATCGTCTTTATATTCTAAATCTTCCCATCCCAATTTTCCTGCCGATGTTACAGGATATTGTTTCAAGTGCAAACCCAATGCCTTCGACCGGCTCTCAAAATAGCTCGCTTGTTTCAACATCATCATTTGCTTTTGGGAACGCTGGAAATTGCCGCCATCAGCCGAGAAGTCAAACTCATCAGAAACCTTAGCCGCTTTTTCCAGCCACAATTCTGCCGCCACCTGATATAGGTTGTAAGTTGGCACCCATCCATAATCGTCAGGGGCTTTGCCGTATTTATCCATACAAGCGGCAGTTTCGATCAATTGCATAAGGTCATTTTCTGTCCATATCGTATCGTTAGGCTCATTGATCATTGAGCGTAAGCGTCTAACATCTGAAGCTGTTACAGTCATCGTTCTCTCCTATTCGGGTGGGGCTTTTCACCCCACCCGATTGATTGACAGGACTACCTATTTTAGATGGGATAGGGCTTCAAGACGCTGAACGGATAACGATTGGCTTCAACAGTGTTCATCCGATTAATCGGATTAGGAACCTGCCAACCCCAACGCATGTAGCAGCGTAAGGCAACCATATCCTGCTGTGCCAAGTTGTAAATAATAGCCCCGGTATCGGGGTCTTGAATTACAGCTTGATCCAATACCTTATAGGTCAAATCTGTCCGGAACGCATATACAAGCTTAGTCCAGTCGCCGCAAATCATCAAAGCATCAGTTTCATCAAACGCCCCATTCAATGGGAAGTAAGTGGGAATGCCGTCAATGGTGTAGGGCGCTGAACTGGGGCTCATGCCAGTCATGGCAGGCCGGAATAAAGGCAGCCCACTGGTAGTGTCACGCAAACCGCGCAAACGACCACGCATTGAGATACCAGCAACGAAGCCATTAGGCATATAGCCATCTTGTTCAACATGGCCGATGAGACCCGGAGTAGATGTTGCGTCATCGTAACCCATGATGTCATCATAGAGGTCACCGATCGCGCCCAAATTGAGCGAATTACCAGCTGCAACAGCAGCGGTTACCACGTCAGTAGGCCATGAAGTTGGTGCTCCTGTGCCGTGCAAAACAGCAGCGTCAATAAGCGCTCCAAAAGCTTCGCCGATATACGGTCTAATTTCGCCCCAAATATCATAATCAGCATCTTCAAGGGTGCTGATGGCAATTGGGACGATAGTAGCAATTTCTTCCGCGTGGATGTACTTATTTGACCATTCTGCGGTTGTGGTCTGTTTGAAACCAACAGCATTGCTGCCAGAAGGCGAATCTGTAATATCCCCGGGGGTACCGTCTACAAAATAGGCCAGAGGTAATGCGGATAGGACAGGCAGCCGGCGCTGTCCGCGGCTCATGTTCGCCAATCGGCGACCAAGGCGCATAACAACGGAATTTTCAACTGCCGATTTAAAGATTTCTTGAGAAGCATCCTCAGGAATAAGGGCTTCTGCATCTGTACGAGTAATCATTTTTCACCTCACAATTAGATACCCGCTGCTCGTCTAATAGCAGCGTTGATGTCGTTACTAACAGCCTGTTCGGCGTTTCCACCGTTAGACAGCTTCGTAACTCTAAACAATTCTGGCGCAAGTTTCTGTAAATCTTTCCACTTTGGAGACCCGTCCTCTGTGAATAAATTTTCTGAAACTGCCAGGGCGTAAGCCGCCTTAACGTTAGTGCAATTGACACCCGGCCTAATTGCTTGTTCTGCGAATGTGGCTCGGCGATTGTACTCCACGGAACGCCGTTCCGCTTCATCCAATAGCTTGGCTGTCTCAGCCAATTTCTTTTCCAATTCGCTTCCTTTTTCGACCGCAGGGCTCAGAGCTTTAACCTGCTCGGAAAGTTTCCTGCGATTTTCTTTTTCACTATCGAGAGCGTTTTTCAACCCCGATATATGGCTGTTATAAAGCTCCTTAACCGGCTCATCCAACGTATTGACAAATTCGTCAAACGAACTAAATGATGGTTTCTCTGGATCGGGTTTATCATTAATTTCTTCTGTCATTATCTTTTCTGCTCCTTCAAAAATTATAATTAGCTACTATGGCGCTGCTTGCACATAATATTTCCAATTCGGCGATAAATTCTTTAATGGAACTAATCCAGGGCTATCGCCCCATATTGGGTTATGTCGCAACTGCACCAAATCATTAAGTTGGAAGTCTCCGCGTTTCCACGCATCAAAATAATTGTTGCCCATTTGAGCGCGCTGTTGTTCTTCGTTCATATGCATGAATCGCTCTGTGCCCGTTTCCCACACTGGCTCGTTCATGCCATCAACCCACGGAACCATTGTGCACGCCCCATTAGGGTGATCTGATAATGGAATGTTCGCAGGATAAATAGTGCCATCTAATAACTGGCAAGCCATGCAAGCGTGTCTCCTACTTGCCATGCGCTTATAACGCTTTACAACTCCATATTTCTG